AGATGAATTTGAGTATAGTGATAAAAAAGAAGATTACTTTTTATTTGTAGGTAGAGTATACGATGGTAAAGGCGTAAACATTGCTATGCAAGTTACTGAAGCACTAGGTGTTAAATTAAAAGTTGCTGGTCAATTATCTGGGCATTATGCAGAACCAGATTATCAATGGCCAGATCACGTAGAATTTGTAGGATATGCCGGTTTAGAAAAAAGAGCTGAATTAATGAAAGGTGCAAAGGCATCATTCTTAGCGTCAATGTATGTTGAACCATTTGGAGGAGTACAGATTGAAAATTTACTTTCTGGTACACCTATTATTACTACAGATTGGGGAGCATTTGCAGAATGTAACATTGAAGGTGTTACAGGATATAGGTGTAGAACTTTTGATGATTTTGTTAAAGCTGCCAAAAAATGTTTGGATGGTGAAATTAAATATGAAGACTGCCGTGCACACGGTGAAACTTTTTCTTTAGAAGCAATTGCTCCTAAGTATGAAAAATTCTTTACTGATGTAAGAAACATTTATCAAGGTAAAGGCTGGTATCATATTAGTGATCCTTCAATTTATACCGATAAGTGGTTAAAGGATCATGATTATGATTCATCAAAAAAAAACTAAAACCAAAGCTAGCAATCTGGACAGAAGCAGGCTGGTCATTAGGTAAAGTATATAAAGGTTTAAAAAAATCCTTAGATTTTAAATATGATATCGATTTTTATGGTTGGAACGATCATGAAAAAAATACAGAGTTATGGACGAATGGCAAATGGAAAGAATATGATGCCATTATGGGTAATACTGCGTTAACCTTTTATCCTGAGGAATTAAATTATTTAGAAAAATTACCACAAGAAGCATTAAATAAAATGATTATAGGGATTTGGGCAAATCTCAATTTAGATAATGCTCATTTTGTTGAAAGAATAAAATATACAAAAGGCCCTTTATTTCACTGTGTAACTCCTGATATTCAAAAAAGTGCCAAAGATATGTATAATATTGATGCAACACTAGTTAAAGCTGGTAAACCTACATCTGATTTTGCACCATTTAAGAAAGTTAATAAAATTAAAACATTAGGATTGAATGGTAATCCTAGTATAGGTGAAGCATGGTGCCAAATAAAAAGACCTGATATGTTTAAAGAAATTGCAGAAAAGGCAAATTGCAAACATACATTCATATTTAATTCTACCGAAAAAGATAATAAGATTTATAAAGACATAGATATGTATGTTTGTACTAGTACTTCTGAATCTGGCCCAGCTGGAATTATGGAATGTGCACTTAGTAAAATACCTGTTATATCTACACAAACAGGCCATGCTAAAAACCTTAAATCTATAAAAACATTTACTACTGTAGATGAAGCTGTTAAAATTATAAATGAATTAAATTCTTCTCCACAATTATTAAATGATTATATTGAAGAAGTTTACAATGAAGTTATTAAAGAATATGATTGGTCTACTGTTGCCCCTAAATATTGGATTCCTTTAATAGAAAAACTCTTAAACAAATCATAATTTTTGCATATAAAAATAAACAAAAAATAATATGGCAAAGGAATTCTCATTCTTAGATTTAAATAAAGAAATGTCAAAGATCTCCGAGTACGGTGATACTTTAGATAAATCAACAATATCAGAAATAGATCATTATATACCTACTGGTAATTATCATCTTAATGCATGTTTAACAGGTTCTTTGTTTGGTGGTTATCCTAACAATAGAGCAGTTGCATTAGCAGGACCTTCAGGAACAGGTAAAACATATCTTATTCTTAACGCAATTAAACAGGCACAAAGACAAGGTTATAGTATTATATTTTATGATTCAGAAAATGCAGTAGATAAAAAATTAGTTGAAAAGTTTGGAATAGATGCTTCAAAATTCAGATATGAACCATGTAATACTGTTCAGGAGTTTAGAAGTTCAGTAACTGCAATTACTGATGTATTAATTGAGCAAAAGAAAAAGGGAATTGAATTACCAAAAATAATGGTGGTTTTAGATTCTGCTGGTAACCTTGCAACGCAAAAAGAAATTGATGATGCAAAAACAGGAAGTAGTAAAGCTGATATGACAAGAGCTAAATTACTTAAATCAACCTTTAGAATTATTATGACGCAGTTTGGTATTTGTAAAATTCCTTTCTTATTCTCAAATCATACTTACCAAACACAAGATCTTTTCTCAAGGCAAGTTGGTGGTGGAGGTACAGGACCAGAATATGCAGCATCTATAATTCTATTCTTAGGTAAAGCTAAACTAAAAGAAGGTGTAGAACAAACTGGAATTATTGTAACAGCAAAACCTAATAAAAATAGATTTGCCAAACCAACCAATATTAAATTCCATATTTCTTTTAATAAAGGTATGAATGCTTATGTAGGTTTAGAAGAATATATCAGCTGGGATATCTGTGGTATCGAAAGAGGTAGGTTTATTACTGAAGGTCAATTTAATAAATTAACTGATATAGGTAAAGCTGAATGTAGAAAACATTCTTTTAAGAAAGATAAAAAAGATGTTACTGTTTATTTTCAACCGTCGGCAACTGCACGTAAGATTTGTGTTAAGCATTTAAATGATTCTGTTGATTTGAATAAATTATATACTCCAGAAGTTTTAACTGAAAATGTTCTTAAATTAATTGAGCCTATTGTAAATGCTAAGTTTACTTATGGTGATGAATTAGATCAAGAAGAATTAGGAAATATAATTACAGAAACAACAGTTGAAGATGCTACCGAAAACTCTTAATACAGCAAAGCTTAAAGTAAAGTATGTATTAGGAAACCACACAGCACAACAACAATACCCTGATGCGGAAGATGTACTTTTTGAATTAATCCGAGATTATTGTGGAAAAGTTGCTAAAGAGATAAAATTTACAGATGTCTCAATGGCAAAAAGATGGAGTTTATCCAAAGAACAGTGCGATGTTATTTTAAAAGAATTATTAAAACATAATTTTTTAGAAATATCTTTACAAAATTCTGCTTACACTACATATGAAGTAATCTATAATCCATATCAATAAAACTAATTATGTTTTTTAGCATATAAAAATAAAACTACATGAAATCAAGCATAGATCACGAAAAGATTTTCTTTAACTATTTTTTAACAAAGCCACATTATCTGAAAGGAACGGGTAAAGGCTTTTTTGCAAATAGAGATTTAGATCAGATTGCAAAACTTTCAAAAGATTTCTATTTAAAATTTGGTGAAAGCCCGTCTAAACAACAGATGTCAGCTTTAGTTAAGGATGACCCTAATGAAATATCTCAGGATATTGTAAAATCTGTTTTTGATATTAATATTAATGAATATGATCAAGATTGGTTAAAGAGAACAGGAGAGGCGTGGGTTAAATGGAAACATTTTGATAAACAATTAGTTAGAACAATTGAGTATGTAAAAACTCAAGATGTATCACCAGAAAATGTAGAGGATGTAGTTCAGCGCGCAATAGGAATGATCTCAACTGATGGGTCAATTAATTTTGATACTGATACAGGTTTAGATTTCTTTAATCCAGAATCTCATATTCAAAGAACATCAAAGAAAATAGAAACAGGTTGGAGTTTTGTAGACCGAGTATCTGGTGGAGGTTATGATACAAAATCATTAATAGTTTATGCAGGAGAACAAAACATTGGTAAATCTATATGGCTAGCAAATGATGCAGCAAATTTTGTAAAGATGGGTCATAATGTAGTTTTTATAACAGCAGAAATGTCAGCTCAAAAGGTATTAAAAAGAATAGGCGCTAATCTTTTGCATGTTCCAATGAGTGATTATGATAAAAATGCAAGTAATAGAGATTATATGAAAAGGAAGTTGGAAAAAGTATCTAGAGGTTTATTACCTCCTGGTAAATTATTTGTTAAAGAATATCCAACTTCACAAGGAACTATACCAGATATTGAATCTTACTTAAAAGATTTAGAAGAATCAACAGATCATAAAGTAAATGTATTAGTTGTAGATTATATTAATATTCTTGCAAATTATAGAAATCCTAATACTGAAAATACTTATATGAAGATCAAGCAAATAGCTGAAGATCTTAGGGCATTAGCAGTTAAAAGAGATATGCTAGTTATTTCCGCTACTCAGATTAATCGTGGTGCATGGGATGCAACAGAAGTAAGAATGGAAAATATAGCAGAATCCGCAGGTCTTGCACATACTGCTGATGTAATGTATGCACTGATACAGGATTCAGTAATGCATGCTGAGCGTGAATATTGGTTAAAGGTTTTAAAAATTAGAGACGGTCAAGGAAAAGGATCAAGATGTAGGTTTAATATTGACTATGAACATATGAGATTAACAGAAACTGATGATATATCAGGATAAAAATAAAATAAAACATTATGTGGGGTAAAAAGAAAAAGAAACTTACAAAAGCAGAAGAAGATAAAAAATCAGGCTATCAAGAAAAGGATAAAATCTTTAATAATACATACGGAGAACAAGACTTAGGAGGCCAAAAGATAAACTTCACAGTATCAGCATCATGGTTAGATGGAATGGATCCAGATGATAAGATGCACTATGATGCGTTATTTGAAGTAGTAGATGCTTTAATTAAAGGTAGTGAATTTGAACATCTTAATGAAGCTACACCAGACGGTGTTATTAAAAAATTAAATAAAGTACAAATTAATAAGGTATTCTTTTACATTATAGAAAATACAGGAACTTCATATACAAGAATAGATCTCTTTAGTGTTCTTTCTGATTATTTTGATGTATTTCCTAATAAGTTTTACAATTCACTATCTAATAAATTTAAAGATGAATTAATAAACGAATTAGATGCAAAATACAATATTTTAGAAAAAAGAAAAATTAGAAAATTATTTTAATATGGCAAAAAGAATATGGATGATATCCGACACTCATCTAGGGTGTAGATCAAATTCTGTTTTATGGCTTAAGATTATTGAAGATTACTTTTTTGAATTTTTTATACCCTTAATAAAAAAGGAATATAAGAAAGGCGATGTTCTTTATCATTTAGGTGATGTATTTGATAATAGACAAAGTGTTAATTTAGCAGCACAAGATTTAGCCATTAGAGTATTTGAAGAATTAGGTAAAATATTTCCTGACATTCATATCATTGTAGGTAATCATGATATAATGAGAAAGAACTCTAATGATATATCATCAGTTGATTGTTTAAAATATTTACCTAATGTTACGGTATTAAAAGAGCCTAGAATTTTAAAGTATAATAATGCTACTTGTTTATTAATGCCATGGAGAAGAAATCATGAACACGAAAAAGAAACTTTAGATTCTATAAAAGAAAATATTGATTATATGTTTTGTCATACGGAAACACAAGGTGTTCAAACTAGCCCAAGCACAAAACATTTGCATGATGGTGGTAATGCAATAGGCATATTCAAAAGATTTAAAAGAGTTTATTCTGGGCATATTCATTATAGACAAGATAAAGAAAATTTTGTACTTGTAGGAAATCCATACCAAATGACTAGATCTGATAGAGGTAATCAAAAAGGTATTTACTTATTAGACTTGGAATCAGGTAATCATAAATTCTATGAAAACAAATTAAGCCCTACTTTCCTTAGGTATTACATTAATGAAATATTAGAAATGAGAATGGAAGATATTGAGGCTGCTATAAAAAATAATTTTGTAGATATCTTTATTCCTTCAAATGTATTAGGTAAGTATAATATTAATATGTTTATGGATTATCTTGATGGCATAGCTAGAAAATTAGAACCAAGAATTTATGATGAGGATAATCCTTATGATACAGAAGACGGTGAATTATCAGATTTTAATGGAGAAATGAATTTAATGAATATTGCAGCAGAGCATATAAATTCTTTAGATTATGATGATGATTTAAAAGAAAGATTAAAAATATCAGTACAAGAATTATATAAAAGAACATTATCTCCAAGCTATGAAGATTAAAAAGGTAGAGTTTAAGAATTTTGCAAGTTACGGAAATAGATTGCAAGTTATAGATTTTGAAGAAGGTAAAAGTAACTTATATTTAGTACTTGGTGGAAATGGTGCAGGTAAGAGTACGTTGGCAAAGGTGATAACATATATGTGTTATGGTAAAGTTGAAGGCTCAACATTAAAGGATTTACCTAATAGAGTTAATAGTGAACTATATGGAAGAATATGGCTAGAGTCAAAAGGTAATAAAATTGAAATTGAACGAGGTATTAATCCAGGTATCTTTAATGTTAAGATTAATGGAGCTGAATACGATGTAGCAGGTAAAGTAAATTTACAGGAATTTTTAGAAACAGAAATTTATGAAATACCTTATCATGTTTTTAAGAATGTAATTATATTATCAGTTAATGATTTTAAATCTTTTATTACAATGTCTCCTTATGACAAGAAAAGAATTATAGATAAGATATTCGGTTTCTCTGTTATAAATGAAATGGCTGAAGCAGTTAAAGAACAGCGACGAGGTATTATTGATGAAATAAGAACTTATGAAGATGAAATAAGAACTCTTAATGAATCTATAGGATCTGTTTATGATAAAATTGAACAAATTGAATTGCTAACTGAAGAAAAAGATAAATCTAAAGTTAAGAAATTAAAAACAGATTTGATTACTCTAAATGAAAACAGAAAAAAATTAAATCAAGTTACATCAAAGACTAAAGAAAAGTTAGAAGAATTAGATTTAGATTCCAGAAATAAGTCAACCGAACATTCCACAGTTAAGCATAAAATTTCTAATATTAAAAAAGATTTAAAATTATTTGAAAATTCAACATGCCCTACATGTACTGCACCATTAACTTCAGATTTTCATTTAGATATTAAAAAAGAAAAAGAAGAATCTTTAATATCTTTAGAAGAACATTTTAAAATTACCGAAAAAGAATACGAAGATTCTGTTACAAAATTAGATGACTTAAGAATAAAGGGAAGACAAATACACGTAAGAGCTGGTCAATTAGAAACTCAAATGGAAAATCTAAAGTCTAAATTAATAGAGTTAGCTGAAAAGAATGAATCTGATTCTTCAACTAATTTAAAACAGTTAGTAAAAGATTTTAAAATTCGTAAAGAAGAAAAGTCATCTGGTAAATTAAAAAGCGAAAGTGAAGATTATTATTTAACTATTCTTGAAAATCTAATGGGTGAAGGTGGAATTAAAAATTTAGCAGTAAGATCTATACTTCCTTCTTTTAATAATCATATACTTTTAATGGGTAGAGAAATGGGAATTCCATTCGGTATAAGATTTGATGATAAATTTAATTGTACCTTGCATCATTTAGGTACAGAGATTAGCCCTAAGACATTAAGTACAGGTGAGAAGAAAAAGGTAGACTTTGTAATTATTATGGCTTTAATGAAAATGATTAAAGTTAGATTCCCATCTTTAAATATATTATTCTTAGATGAAATCTTTTCTTCAATTGATTCTGATGGTGTATATCATATAATTAATATTTTACATGATACGATACAAGACATCGGACTTAATACATTTGTTATAAATCATACAGTATTGCCTAGTGAATATTTTGACAAAAAGTTAGAAATTACAAAAGATGCAGGTTTTAGTGAATTTACAATTGAAACTATTGGATAAATATAATACAAGAAAAAATTAAACATGGCTAATGTCAGCATATAATCAAGAGTTCAATAAAGACAATACTATACTGCGTTATATTATAGTAGCTCTTTTAGCAGAACTAAAAGATAAAGTTTATTATTATAATCAAATAGATGAAGATACTTTAAAAAAGATACCTATCCCTTTCTTTTATTCAATTACAGGAGACGGTAGATTTTTAATGGATAATTTTCTATGGGGTGCTGAAGAGGCAGGTAAGGCTATAGGTGACTATGAATCAGTTCCAAGAGGTATAATACAGTTAACAGGTATATCCATAGATTCAGGTAACCAAACAAATAAGTTTGCTAGAGGTGAGTTTGTACAGGAATGGGAAGGTATATTAAAAACTTTTTCAATGGAGACAAATTTTCTTCCACTCAATATGTCTTTTGATTGTACAGTAGTATGCTCATCTAATTTAGAAATGTTAAAGGTTACAGAATCTTTAATGAGTAAGATTTATAAAAATACTCTTTTCCAGGTTGATTTAGGTATGATGAGAGTTCAAGCTAGTTTTGCGGTTCCAGAAGATTATCAACAAAATAGACTATTTGAATTTCAATTAAATGATAAAAAAGAATGGAGTGTAACTTTCCCTATAGAAGTTAGTTCATTTATGCCAGTATTTGAAAGTGGTATTTTAATACCTGAAGTAAGTCTTATGACAAAGGCTGCAATTAAAGCTAATCCTACTGCATCTGGTGTAGGTATGTTAAGATCTGGTCCAGATAATGAATTAGGTATTTACTTTGGTGGGGTATTTCAAAAATTATTGGTTACGCAAGAAGATATTGCAAAACTACAACCTAGCGGAACATTTAGTAATAAAGGATATATTAATCCTGATACAGTACAAACCGGTGGACCGTATAGTGAAACAGAACTTAATACAACACCAGGGGTACCTGAACCACCAGAAAGTAGAAAATATAGAAATGCTGATGCTGAACCTAAAGTAGATGAATCAGGACTTGGAAGTGTTGATGATGGCTTTGGTGTATGATAACAATTAACAAACAAGACATAGAATATATAAAACAAATCAAATAGTGTAATATGGAAAACACAGTTAACGAAGGACAAACACAAGTTTACACAGATGGGCATATTGATGCTCAACCTGGTGTAAATACAAATGCCCTTTATCTTAATAATCCCAACTCACAATTAATGGATATAATCCATGTATTGTTTAACCAAAGTGGTAGAATGTCAGATGGTGACAAAGGTGATAAAATTGAACATAGTGGATCTATGACCGATCAACAAGTAATGACAATCTTAGTAGGAATGGGAATTCCACAACAAATGGCAATGAGTGGTATTGCTAAGTATCGTGAAATGCATAAAGATCAATCCGATATATACACTGAAAATAATAATCAAAAAAATCATAACAAAATGAAATTTACATTAACAGACCTGTACGAAAACGTTATGGATAGCATTAATGGATTGAAGGCAATGGATAATGACAATTCCAGAGTTTCGTATTCTGTTAAAGAATCTTTAACTGTTTTGGAAGAAGCATTAACTGCATTTCCAATGAAACTTAAAAATGCTGACTTATCTGCAATTAGTGAAGAACTAGAAAATTCAGTTAGTCCAGACCTTAAGTTTAAAATTGCAAGAAACTTATATACTAAATTATCTCAATCAACTTGGTTAAATCCAATTTCTGAATTAAGAGAGTATATAATGGAATCATATAACAATTCTAAGTGGTACTTTAGAATTAGTGAATCTATTGAAAGAACTTCAAATCAAAAAGGAAAATTAATGGAATCATTAAATGCTGATTTAGTTTCTTTATTAAATGAATCAGATGTAAAATCTAAATTTTCTGTAGTTGCTGCAAATCACCCATGGTCAATGGATGCTAAGGCAATTATAAATGAAATGAATGCTGAAGACCAAAAGGTTGCATCTACCGCAAATGGTAAAGTTGTATCTATTCTTTCTCCAGTGTTAGAATCTGAAGAAGGTTTAACATTCCACTTACATGGAAAGAATTATACTTATAACGGAACTGATATTACTGAAGCTAATGTAACTGATCCAAGATTCTTTGATGTATCTGAAGGTTTAAATATGTTCTCAAGAAATGGAAACATTCTTTCATTACATGGAGAAAATGGAAAATCATTAGAATACAACATTACTGAAGGAACTTTAACAATGGGTAAAGTTGATATGACTAATTATAGTATCATTGAGTTAAAAGAAGCTTTATTGGCAACTAACTTCTCAGGATATAGAAACCAATGGCAAAATGATAAAATTTGCAAATTCTTTGAATCTGTTGATTTAATCGCTGAAATGGATAATTTCACAACAGTACAAAATCAAGAATTCTTAGATGTATTTTTAACAATGATTGGAGTAAGTGAAGGTATTTACATTAATAAAGTAAATCCTGGAATGAACTTAAATGAAATGTCAAAAATTGATACTGCTACTGAAACTGTTGAAATAGTAAAAGAGTTTATTAATTTCGATGTTTCTCCAATTCTTTCTGAAAGATTAATTGCTGAAGATAATGAAAAGGCAATTGAAGAAAATAAAAGAAAAGATCTCACTGATTCTATTTCTTTCTTAGAAGAAAAGAAATCTGAAGTTGAAGCTGCTATTAAAAAGTTAGGTGAAACTGAAGAATTAACTGAAGCTTTAAATTTATTAGCTGAAGAGTTAAAAGGAAAAGAAAAAGAATTAGCTGATTCATATATTTCTGAAAAAAAAACTAAAGACGACTATTTAAATGATGGTTTTGTAGAAGCATCACTGAAAGTAAACAGTCAAGGTTTAAAAAAGAGACAAGAAGTATTAGTTTCTGCTGAAGAATACGCTTCCTTAGGAGATGACGATATGTTAAGTATAATTATTCCTAAAACTGGAAAAAGTGTAGTAATGCCTAAAGGCGATTTAGAGGTTAAGATCTAAGATATAAAATACATTCTAGTTTAATATAATTAGAGGACCGATTGGAATTAAACAATCGGTCCTTTTTTGTATATAATAATAAAATAAACTAAAGCTAATGGCAAGAAAAAGAAATTATTTAAACAATAGAGATTTATTAGATCAAATTGTTTTATCAAAAGAGCAAGGTGAATTAACGCCAAAGGCATTAGAGTTTTTAATGTTACTAGCTGATAAGTGTTCAAGAAAATTAACATATAGAAATCCAGAAGATAGGCAAGATTGTATTGCTTATGCTTATATGGATCTTTATAGATATTGGAGAAATTTTAATCCAGAAAAAAGTACTAATGCATTTGCTTATTTTACTGAAATAGCAAAAAGAGGATTTGCAAAAGGTTGGAATAAATTACATCCAAAGAAATATCATGGTACTGTATCAATTAATGGTAGTGCTGATAGCGAAGGAATTTATACAATATAGTTAATCGCCTATGAGCATTAAAAAGGTAAAGCCTACTTCAAAGTCTGGATTTAAACAAGGTTATTATAAACCTAAATACCCTCAGAAGTATCGAGGAGAAGGACCTATCATATATAGAAGTAGCTGGGAAAGAAAATTTTGTTATTGGTGTGATCATAATATGGATGTTATTTACTGGATATCTGAACCTTTTTCTATACCTTATTTTAATTTACTAGATAATAAGTTTCATAAGTATTATCCAGATTTTTTCTTTAAGATAAAAAAGGGAGATAAAACTGAAGAATATGTAGTGGAAATAAAACCTAAGGCTCAATTACAAAAACCTAAGGAACCTAAAAGAAAAACAGCAAAAGCATTAAAGAATTTTAAATATGCTTACGAATCATATGTAAGAAATTTGTGTAAAACAAATGCACTTAATAAAATGGCAAAAGAAAGAAATTGTAAAGTAATGTTGTTAACTGAAGATTCAAATTTATTTTAATGGCACTAATAGGAGAATTTAAAGAAGATTTAGATATTTACTTAACAGATAGTAAAGGTAGAAGAGGTGCATCTAAACAATCACAGATTGATATACCTAGAGTTTCTGCAAAGAGTGATGGTGTTTTAAATCCTGGTCAAATGTATTGTTTTAATTATTATACTGAAGATGAATTATTTTATGATACTAAACCATTAGTGATAGGTTTAGGAGAATCTGATAACGGACATCAGCTTGGAATTAATTTACATTACATGCCGTATGAGGCTAGGCTTCCTTTTTTAACTGAACTTACCGTATCATTACAGTCTCAAATAAAAGCATTAACTAAAAATGAAGCTGCTTTTAATGCTGAAATGCAAAAACCTATTACTAACTTTAGGTGGGAATTTGTTAAGAGAGCATACGGAAAGAAATATAATTTAACTTACTGTACAAGACAGTATATGATAAAGAAAATGAGAAATCCTTATGTATTAGCATATGAGGATTGGTATGTTGGGGCTGTTAATAATGAAAACCAATTTTATGGTGGGAATATTAACCAAGCTCAAGCATTATACTATAAGAATATATAAACTAATAATAAAAATAGATTATGGCAGGTTTTACAGATAGAAGAGGTCCTTTAAGTACAGGAAATCCCGTAAGAAGACTTCTAAAAGATCTTTCTAATTTAGGAATGGCATATGATGATATGATCATTCGTAATTCACGTGCAGTAGGCTTTACTGAAAATCAAATGGGTTATTCATTTAATCCAATGGGATCAGATGGCGATGATATGTATGGAGCGTTTGCTGCACTATCATTAACTGATACAAACTTAAAAAAGAATATTGCATTCTTTGATCAAGACTATGTTAGGAAAAGAGATCAACTTAGAACTTTTGCAGTACAAGATGAAATAGAAGATATCTTAGATGTATTAACTGATGAAGCAATTGTATTTGATGAATCTAATTATATGGCTTATGCAGACTTTAATGGTCACATTGGAGAATCAATCGAAGAAGAAATTAATGATGTATATAATAATATCTATAATTACTTTGGATTTAATGACTCTGTTGCCCCGTGGAATTATTTTAGAAAATGGTTAATAGACGGTTATCTTGCATTTGAAATAGTTTATAATGATAAACAAACAGAGATTATCGGTTTTAAAGAATTAGATCCAATATCATTAATGCCAGGTATTGATACTGATGATGGTAAAAAAGTTTGGATTCAATATAAAGGTGAAGGTGCAAAGGAAAGAACATTATGGGATTCTCAAATAATATACATTTCATATTCTTCAGTAAATTCACCAATGAGAATATCTTATGTTGAAAGATTAATAAGATCTTTTAACCTTTTAAGAATAATGGAACATAGTAGAATTATCTGGGCTGTATCTAATGCTTCATTTAAAACACAGTTTACAATACCTGTTGGTGGTAAATCTAAAACAAGAGCAAAACAATCTCTAGCAACATTAATGAATTCATATCGTGAGGTTGTAGACTTTAACTTTGAAAGTGGTGAGATTCAAACTAATGGTAAACCAATGATGCCATTCAATAAAGAATATTGGTTACCTTCTAAAGATGGTGAATCACCTGAAATTACAACATTAGGTGGTGATGGTCCCGATTTAGGTGATACTGAATCTTTAAAATACTTTTCAGATAAATTACAATTAGCTTCTAAGATACCATTCTCTAGATTTGATAGAGAAGGAGGTAATACTTATGATATGGAAGCAAGTGGTATGTTAAGAGATGAAATTAAATTTGGAAGATTTATTTCAAGATTAAGATCAATATGGCAAGAAATATTAGTTAAACCTGTATATCTTCAAATGTGTCTTAATCATCCTGAATTAAAAAATGACATTGCATTTAAAGCTGGGTTAGGTTTAAACTTTATAAAGGATAACGTTTTTGAAGAAATGAAAGAAATGGAATTGCAAACAAAGCGAGTAGATTTTATAGGTAATATGAAAACTCAATTAAGTACAATGACTGCTGATATGGAAGAAATACCATATTTTGATTTAGGATTCTTAATTAAGAGATATGGCGGATTTACACGTGATGATATTAAAGCGAACGCCCGAGCTAAAGAACGTACTGAGTTAGAAGCAGATGGTTATAAGGAAGAAGATATTGAAAAGATCTTGTTAGGAGCAAATCCTAAAGATTTTAAGCCTGAGAAGAAATCTGATGGAATAGATGAAGACCCATTAGCTGGAATCTAAAAACTATCAAGAGTTATAATATATAAATCAAATAATACTAGAAAGATGTCTAATAAGAAACTTTTAATTCTAGAAAGATCTAAGTCAAACTTAAGTATGACAAAGGCCGAAGATGGCTCTGTTGTACTTGAAGGCGTATTTACTGAGATCGGAGTAAAGAATAAAAACAATAGAATATATGAAGAAGCTGAAGTACTTCCTCATATAAATGAATTAAAGGAAAAGGTAAAAACTAATAAACTATTAGGTGAACTTGACCATCCAAAAGATTTTGATATTAGTCTATCAAATGTTTCTCATGTTATTGAGGATTTAGATTATGATAGTGATAAGAAACAGGTTCTAGGAAGAATAAGATTATTAAATACTTCAAAAGGTAAAGAAGCTCAGGCATTAATAGAAGATGGTATTCCATTGCATATTTCTAGTAGAGCTGCTGGAACTGTTGATGAGGCAGGTAAAGTAAAAATTAAAAAATTCTTTACATATGATTTAGTTGCTGATCCTGGATTTGAAAATGCAGAATTGGCTAGAGTTAATGAATCATTCGGTTTTGAAAATACTGAAGGATTATACATTTATGAAATGGACAACTCAGAAGATGAAATAAATAAAACAAATAAAACAGATCTAATAATGGAAAATACAGCAGACAAATTTGTAACCGTTGACGATTTTAATAAGTACACTGAATATGTAAAGAATACATTAGATAGTGTTAAGGAATCTGCAAATTCAAATAACGATGAGTTAATTGAAAAGCTAGTTAAATATACTGAGCATATTGCAGAGAAAGTAAATCAGGTTACTGATTATACTGAATACTTATCAGAAAATCTTGACAAGAGTATATCTCACTCTGACTACTTAGCAGAGAATATCGACAAAATTAAAAATTATGCTTCTTACTTAGGAGAAGAGCTAGATAGTTCAATTCAATATACTGAGCATGTTGCTGAACAAGCAGATAAAGGAATTGCATATTCTAATTATTTAGGTGAAAGCTTAGATAAAGGAATTAAGTATTCTGAATATGTTGCTGAAAAGGTTGATCAAAATATTGCTTATTCTGAATATCTTGGAGAAAATGTAGATAAGAGTATTAAATATTCTGAATACATTGCAGAAAATGTAGCAGCTGTAACTACTGAATCAATTAATGAAGAATCATCTGATCCAGTAATTGAAGAAGCTATTAATGAATCAGTTGAAATTAAAGAAGAAAAGAAATCTTATAAAGATACTATTAGTGAAAAATTAGAAAGTTTAATTTCTAAGGCTGAATCTAAAAATGTTTCTGAAATGCACTTTATGAATTTCTTGTCAGAATCTAAGAAGAATGAATTTGATTCTTTATCTGAAGATAAGCAAGGATTAATAGTTGAATCAATGAATAAAGATTCTATTATGTCAACTGTACAAGCTGAAAATGTTTGGGAATCATGTTTTATAGTAGAAAGAAAGGCAATTAACTTTATTGATGATATGCCATCAAAGTATTCTGATAAATGGAATGCTCTTTCTGAAAATAGAAAAGAACAAATTATTGCTGAATCTAAATTCCACTCTTTAAGTACTCCTTATGCCATTAATAACTTTTGGCAAACAAGAGATCTTAGAGATACTCAAATGAATTTAGAAACACTAAACGAAAGTAAAACTGCTGCTGAAGCTGCTCAAACAAAATCTGAGCCATTATTAAATGAAAGCTATTCAGCAGATTTAATTCAAAAAATGAAATTCAGATTAAATAGATAATCATTTAATCTAAACAATATAATCGAATAGTCAAGAAGAAAAGGACTCAGGCGATTAGAAACGGAATATTAATAGTATTCCACAAAATGCGAAAAATAATTTTAAATAATGTACGCAAATCAATTAATCAACGAGGCTGAGGTTCAAAAGACTTGGGGACCTGTTATTGAGGAAAGTACTGGAATTACTGAAAAGTCTAAGTTATCTTGGATGTCTAAGTACTGCCATTACCATAACCTTAATGAGAGTGTTTACAATACTGTACACCTTAACCCGAACATGAATGTTCAAAGTATGGGTAACGTTACATTGCCAGGAAACCCTGGATCAATGAATGCTTTCCCAGCACAAGCAACTGGATCTGGTGACAGACCTTTTTCTTTGCTACCACTTGCAATGCAAGTAGCGGCACAGACTGTAGGTTTAGACTTAGTACCTGTTGTACCAATGCAAGGCCCTATGGGAGTATTAACTTACTTAGACTTTGTATACGGTGGAGGTAGAGGATCAGGAGCTCCTATTAACGGCGCTTTAGATACATCTGCTGCTCCATTACTAATTAAATTTAGTGTAACTAATGATGATGGAACTGCATTTCAAGCAAATGACGTATTATATGCTGATCAATACAACTCATCAACTACAAGGTTAACACCTGTAGCTGCAAACAATGCATTCGCTTCTTATGAACTTACTTTTGTAGGTGTATCAAGAATCGATGGTTTACAGATATTCAGAGTTAGAGCTAATAATACTGCTCAAGGTTTTGCTACTGCAAATACTAACCTTACAGCAACTGACCTTACTAACACTGGGTCTAATTATGCTCAAGGTTCTGAATTAGCTGCTTCAACAATCTATAATTCGATTGTTAACCAACCTGCTACTGGTGCTGGTGCTGCTCAAGCTATTCTTTATGGATTAGCAAGAGTAGGTGTTGCTGCAAGAGCAGGTTCTGCTACAACTGATATGGGTGCTGGTGCAAGTATTACTGGTATGGCAACTATTGGTGCTGTTTCTAGTTTAGGTTTAGTTAAAGCTTTGGAAGATCATATTACTGGTTTTTCTGGTAATGCTTTCCAACCAACTAACGACCCTGCAACTGGATTCCCTGCTTTTGGAACTGAGAATATTAACGGAAACGATCCTTACCAAAGAGGTGTAGGTGAATCTACTGTTGATAACATCATGGGACTAAGCTTATTCAACAAGTCTGTAGCTGCTGAAACTTTCCAAGTTGCTGCTGCTGTGACTAGAGAACAAGTTCAAGATCTGAAGCAATTCGGAATTGATGCTGTTGCTCAAGTTGAGGCTGTATTGGTAAATGAGTTAACTCAATCTATCAATAAATACATCCTAGACAGAATTTTCAGAAATGGAACAACTAACGCTGTAAATATCTTTGGTATTAACGCTACTACATTATCTGCATCATTTACTACTGCTGTAGGTGCTGGTGCTGGTGTTGCTGTCAACTTAGGACCAAACAATACAACTAATGGAAACCAGGCGCAAGCAATTGCTCAGTTTACATCTGTTGCTCAGGGTGGTTCAACTCAAGGTGATGTACAACGTAGAATCTATACTAAAATTCTTGCTGCAAGTAACTTAATTGCTACTAGAGGAAGAAGAGGACCTGCAACGTTTGCAGTAACAGGTGGAGAAATGGCAACTGCTCTTCAATCTGTAGCTGGATTTATTGCATATCCGTTATCTAATACAGTTAACCAAGCTGGTGGATCTTTATATCCAATCGGTGCAATTGCTGGGGTAACAATTTATGTAGATCCTAACAGAGCTTTTAATGACTATACAATTTGTGTAGGACGTAAAGGTGATGGTAATTCTCCAGGATTAGTATTTATGCCATACTTAATGGCTGAATCTGTAGAAACTATCGCAGAAGGAACAATGGCGCCGAAAATCGCTATTAAGTCTAGATTTGCTTTAGTAGATGCAGGATTTAATCCAGAATTAATGTATTACACAATGGGCTTCAACTTTAACAATGGCGCTTCTCTGATATAATTTATATCAAAGTAATATCTTTATATAGAAAGCCACTCTTCGGAGTGGCTTTTTTGTTCTTACATACTTAATATATAAAAAAATCAAAACAATATAATGGCAAAGTTAAAAACATATAATGAATTTGTTAATGAAGCATTAATAGATGCAGTTAAGAATCCAATTAAGTGGAAAAAGATTAAAAACAATGCAAAGAAATATCAAAAAGCTAAAGTAGCACAAGCTCTTAATGATGTTGATTTTGCAAAAAGAAAAGAAAAGTCTAGAGGTAAATTAACTCCACAGCAAGATGCAGTATTAACACAAGCACAGAAAGCAAAAAATGCTGCACTAAAAGATACTGCTACTAATATTGCGCAAAGAATGACTGACTTAGCTACAACTACAGGTTTAAAAAGAGTTGCTCAATTAGCAAAAACTAAATCTGCAATGGCTGCAAATCAAATTGTACTTAAGGCAGCTGATGGAGAAGAAGCAAAAAGATTAAAGGTTAGACAAAAAGAATTAAATAAGAAAGCAACAGAAGATCAAAAGGCATTAGCTGATTATGAAGCTGATACTAGTGATAAGGATACTGGTGGAGACGATAAAGCAAAAGAACAAATATCCGCATTAAGAGATCAAAGAAAACCTCTGATTGATTCATCATCGGCTGAAAAGGATCCAGCAAAGAGAGCTGCTATAAGAGTTAAGATAGAAGAAATTAACGTTAAAATAGCTGATCTTGAAGGTGAAGGCCAGGTAGAAGCAAAAGAGGATCTTGCTTCTGCTAAAGAAAAATTAACTAAAGCAACTGGGGGTGGTAAAAAACTATCAGCTGCTGAAGAAAAGAAAGCCGAACAAAAACAAAAGCTAGGTGATCAAATCGGCAAAGCAATGCAAGCTATCGAAAAAGCTAAACAAGAAAGAGTATTAGCACAAACAGAAGAGGATAAACTTTCTAAAAAATTATCAGATGCTAAAGGCACTGATGCTGAAACGGCATTAGCTAGATCAGTAGCAGATGCCGATAAGGCCGGTAAAGATATTGAAAAAGCAATTAAAGATTTGCAAAAGAATGTAAAAGATTTACAACAACAACAAAAAGATTTAAATGAATCTATTAATGAAGGTATGTATACCGCCGATCAACTTACTAATATGTTATTAGATGATATTAGAAAAGGTATTCGTAAAGGTATCCAGGCACCTGATGAAAAAGAACTTAAAACATTAGCTCTGAAAAGACTTAAGATGAAAAGAGTAATGAAAAGAGATATAGAAGATACTATTAACGGATGGGAAAATTCATTAGCTGATGCAAGAAAAGATAAAATACGAGAATACATGTTTTCAGATGTTAAAGCAACTAAAGGTAAAATACCAGAATCTTTTGAATATGTAGCAGAATCTGTTTCTCAGAAATTTGCAAGATTAAGATCAAACCTGTAAAAATAATTATTAATATGAAATGTGATTGTAAAAACTGTGGTTGTAATAAATCATGCGATTGCGCATGTTGCAACTGTTAAATTAAAACTCTATGTATAAAGTTCGTAAAATAAACTTTGGATGGTATAAAAGGCGGTATGGTATTCTTCTAGAAAACCTGCCGCCTTTAAAGCAAAAATTGCTTTTAAATAACCGTCATATGAAATGGCTTAATTCTGATACTCAGGCTTTTGAGGTTATATTTAAAGTAGAGGATATGAATGGTCATGAAAAGAATGTTAATAAAGCTATTTGGAATCCTTTTAGGGAAACCTTTACTACACTTAAAGAATTAGAAAAATCAGCAGATCTTATTGACTGGAATTGTGGTATATGTAAAGTTCCTATTAAATCTAGAATGGATTCTAAAAAGGTGGAGAATTTTGTATGTAGTAAATGTTCTAAAGCCCATAACTCACGGAACAGAAGTGTAGATGGTAGAATTATAGATACATCTATTAAATTTACTAAACACTGTAAACACCTCCTTAAAAAAGAACAAAGAGAGTTTATGTCCTATGCTAAAAGATCATCTAAAGCTTAAGGCCTGTTCAATTGTAATTTTAGGAAAAACTGTTATCATACTATGAGCAGATGCATTGTATATTTGAACATTTTCATTTAAAATTTCAGACTTTAATTCTTTAAATCCAGGTATAAATTTATCTATATACATTTTATCAGACGTGCCTCTGGTTGGATAACCATCATGAAAGTGAGTTTCATTTCCGCTATTACACATATCAAATCCTAATAGTATAATTTTAGCCGCACCTAAATGATAAGCTAAATTAATAGCAGCATATCCACTATTAAACCCGTGAGCTAAATAATCTGGATCTTTTTCTAATCCGTAAGGTTTTCCTTTTTTTAATAATTTAATATCATTAGTATATTGACTACCTGGTTTTAATGTATACTTTAATCCTTTATAATTATCAATGTCATTTTTATACCAACTATAAAATCTAGTATCTGTCCAATATAATACTTGAGAACTGTCATGATAAAATAAAGCTTTATTGATTGCAATTGTTTTGGATCCTTCTAATTGTCTAAAATCAAAGTTTTTTAATGAAGGTCCTCCACCTATAATATAAATAGTTTCACCTTTAAATATTGGACTTACTGAAGAGTATGTAGCACGATAATCAATTTGTGGCCTGTAGTCTCTATGAGTATTATGTTGAGCAGGAGGAGATGGATTTTCTAACACCCTGCGTCTTCTTCCTCTATCTTGTCTTTTTTCAATGTGGGTAGGGCTATGTACTACATTAGGATCTGCCATTACTCTTCTAACACTACGTCTTCTTTGCATTCTTTTACCTTATTTTTATATTTATTCTTTGTGTAAACAAATCACTAATTTGTCCATATAAAAATAAATTAATTATGCGGAACATACAAAACATTTTACTTACTGAAAAATATCGCCCAAAGGCATTAGAGGATTTAATAACGCCTAAAAGAGTAGGTGAGAAATTAAGTAAAGGTGTTTATCAACATTTATTATTACACGGTAGTCCAGGTACAGGAAAAACATCAGCCGCTAAAGTATTAGTTAAACATTTTAAACACCCTTATCTTTATATCAATGCATCTACCGATACCTCAGTTGATATTGTAAGAAATAGAATAACGGACTTCTGTGCTAATCGTTCAATCATGGATGAGCCAGGAAAAATTAAAGTTATTATACTCGATGAGATTGACGGTGTATCAGATCAATTCTTTAAAGCATTAAGAGCAACAATGGATCAATTTGCAGTAAATGCAAGATTCATTGCAACGTGTAATTATATCAATAAAGTACCAGATCCAATTCAGTCTAGATTTGAAATGATTGATTTTGATTTTTCTAAAGAAGAAGAAACTGAAATAATGAAAAGTTACATTATGAGAATTCTTAAAATATGTAAAGAAGAAGGTATTGACATTGATAAGCATGCAGCTGTTGAATTAGTAAAAAGAAAGTTTCCAGATTTAAGAAATATGTTAAATCAACTACAAGGCTTTCAATCTCAAGGTAAAGATAAAATTACAGTAGAGGATATAAAACAATTCAGTTCTGTTTATAGAGATATTTATGATCTTGTAATAGACGGCGAAGATCCTGTAAAGAATTATCAATATATGTTATCAAATTATGCAAATAGAACAGATGATGTATTATCTTCTTTAGGAGCAGAATTTATTGAATTTATTCAACAAGAAAGACAATCTTATATTCAGTTTATACCACAGGTTGTAGTAACAGTAGCTAAGTATCAATCCCAACGACAACAAGTAATTGATCCTGCAGTATCAATGTTAGCTTGTATTTATGAACTGCAATCAATATTAAATGGAGTATGAGAGCACAATTCTTAAAAGCACTAATAAAAAAGTTTCCTAATTATATGGAATTAGGTGGAGCAGTTAAAAGATATTATGATTTAAGACAATCAAAATTAAGTAAAGAGGAATGTGAGAAAATTGTATTAGATTCATCTTTCAGAATTAACTAAAATTTGTTATATTTATATTAAATACAATAATATGAGAAAAACAGGAAGGCATACGTTTGTAATAGACGGCAATTATTTTCTTTTTAGAACACTATACGTTTTACCTAGAAAATCAAAAAAGGCAGAAATGCTTGCTACTGATGAAGATGCAACTGTCTTTATGAGAAAGCTTGCAACAGATTTTGCATACCAAATTAGATTATTCGAAGGTCTTATTGATAAGGTTGTATGGACTATTGATTCTAGATCATGGAGAAAAGATTTTTATCCAGAAGCAGAATACAAAGGTAATCGTAAACAAGATAGTTCAATTAACTGGGCAAACTTTTCAAAAGTTACAGAAGAATTTACTCAATTGCTTATTAAACAAGGAGTTATTTATTCTAAAGTAAATGGCGCAGAAGGCGATGATCTAATGTATGCATGGAATACAGAATCATTAGCCAATGATAAATCTGTTATTATGTTTACTGGTGATAAGGATTTGGTTCAATTAGTAAATAAGAGTCAAAATAATAATACTCATACAATATTATTTTCACCAGCTCATAAAAAATTATATACTTATCAAGGATTTTCTGAATGGCTATCTACGGAGGAAAAAGAAACATCCACAGATTTATTTGATGTACTAAAAACTTCATCATCACCAGAGGCTCAATCTAAAAAACTACTTTCATCTATTATATCTAAAAAGAAAGTTTCAGTTATAGAAATAGATCCTGAGGATTTCCGCTTCCGCAAAGTTCTAACAGGAGACTCAGGTGATAATGTTCCTCCTGCTTATTGGCATATATCTAAACCTAAAAATGGAAAGGCAAGGAGATATGGTATTAGTGAATCTAAAGCAACTTCTATTATTGCAGAATTTAAAGAAAAGCATGGATCATTATCTCATATGTATCTATATGAAGATGGCTATATTACTGATTTAGCAAATATACTTATTAGGCATATGAAAGCTAAGCATATGAGCAGAGAGCAAATTATTTCTAATATTAAATCTAATGTCAATTTAATGGTTCTTAGTTCTCATACTATACCAGAAGGTATTCTAGATGAAATGTTTAGTTCAGTAGAATCTCAAATAAATATAAATGAATTAGTACTACCTAATATATCTACAATGAAAAAAATTGTTGAAGGAACAAAACACGATGGCGATGATAATTCTGCATTTAAAGCAAGTTTCTTTAAAGGTGATAATGATGATTCCGATGATATGTCATTTATAACAAATAAAAAAACTAAGGGAAAAATATTTTAATGGAAATAGTAAAAACAGAAAATAATGTACCGGTAGTTAAGTTACCTAATAAACCAAAAAAGATACTGCTTTGTATGTTAACTCATCATAATTTACCTGCATTAAAAAGAATGGTAAAATCGGTAGAGCAACAGTATGAAGAAGAAAATTTAATTATTGAACCAGTTATTGTTGTAAATACATTAACAGACCAATATTACGAAGATGTTTTAAATGAAGGATTTTCATTTAAGGTTATTAGAACAGAGAGTAATGGTAAACCCGGTAAAGGTAAAAATTCGTGTAGAGATTTATTTTTAAAGAGTGATGCGGATTATTTAACTCAAGTAGATGGTGATGATTTTCTTTATCCTACTTTTGTTAAGTCTATATGGGAGCATATTGAATGGTATCCTTGTATAGATGTATTAGGAAAACATCCATTAGATGCCGTAGCTAATGAAAAATTAGGTGGTCACCATTTTACTGTAGGGAAGAATGATGAATACTGGGGCTGTGTGTGGGGAGATTCTATGTTTAAAAGAACTGATCATGGACCAGGACAGGCTAACTGGGTAACTGAAGATCATCCATCAAGCTTTGATAGAATTTTATTACAAAGCAGGAAAAGTGCTAAAATTAGAATGGATGAAGATATTCCTAATGGTGAAGACCACTTATATTCTATGCAACTTTTAGCATTACACCAACAAAGAAAGTTATCTTACTTTGTAACAATGTCAAGTGATTTATATGTAACTGTGAGAACGGAGACAGATACAATTCAATTTCAATTTCCATTCCCTCCTCATGTAGAAAATATGAAAACTAAAATGAGAGAACATGTTCAAGAATGGCGATCTAGTCAAGAAGAACTTCCAATGGTATTTAAACCCTTACTTTTAGACTGGGAACAAAAAAGGGATGTTATAAGAAAACTTTATGCAGAATAATTTTTAATTTCTGTAAAACAAAAGTAACAATCAATCGTATAAATAATAAAAGGTAATGAAATTATTTGATTACATAAAGGTCTTGTTTGGTCGAGATCAGCAATGGAATAAATTAAAAGGATATGATAAATCTAAAAATTCATTTATGACAAATAGATTTATGAGTATTAAATTTCCTATACAAGCAAATATGTTTAATGCACTGAAGATTGATCCAGTAGGACAAGCAGAAGCGTGGCGAATGGTTGCATCAAAATTTAATAGAGTACCTGGTTTTATTTACACTAAAACTAAAGCCTCTAAAAAAGTAAAGAAATGGGATCCTAATCCAGCAGCTTTAGAAATGTATCTAAAGTTAAATGAAATAGGTGAACGTGATTTTAAAGAAGCAATGAAGCATCAGCCATCTGAAATTAAAAATGCAATAAACGTATTAGAAAAACAGATGAGCAATGATGTTAATTGATAACCAGTTTGAATTAGAAATACCAACTCATATTGCATTTACTTTATATAAGAATGATTACATTGATAATCTTATTATATCTAAAGTAAAGAAAGAATGTAGAAATGAATCTAAAAAGAAAAATGAATTCATTGTATCTTTAGAGGAATTCCAATATGCAATCCAAACCTCTGCTTTTTTAAGAGCTGAATTAAAGAAAACTTTAGATCAGGATTTATTACCTAATCCTAACTTTAAACCAAATTCTATTTTCTTTTTACAGTCTATTATTAATAGATTGGCTAATCTTAATAAAATCACCTTTAAAATATCAGATGAAAAAATATTTTCTAGGTTAGTTAAAGTTGATGGTGGTAGAGAAATAGTAAGTTTTCATTTCAATATTATAGAAGGAATATTTGATCTTACAAAGATACTTAACAGAGAACAATTGGATACTTTTAATAAAAGATTTATGGATGTAGGCGTAATGAAAAATAAATATTTAGAAAGAACCCCTTATTTTTATATTAAAGCCACAGTTTTATTTGATATCCTTTCACAGATGGATGAACACCAAGTAATGGATGCATTTGATATTATCACAGCAGTAGATCCAAAGATAGAAGAAGATGATCCAATTCTTTTAGTTAAGACTGACTATACACCGTATTAGAACATGAATATATAAACAAATAATGTTTGTATATGAAAAAAATCATTAATTGGGTAAGTGGTCTTTTAAGAGACGAAAAAGGTACGCCTTCATCAAAAAGATTTATTGGTATTACTGCTGGTTTATCTCTTTGTGCTGCTCTTTTTATAAACCTATACACAGAACAACCAGTTGAACCTTCTATTGTAAATGCAGTAGCTGCAATATGCATTGGTGGCCTAGGGTTAGCTTCTGCTGATAAAATATGGGCAAAGAAAATTGCAAAAGAAGAAGATCAACAAATAAATTCATAATATGGCAGTAACTGGATCTAGTACAGATGCTAATGGCGATCAGTTATTAGTAAGTCTTAAAACACCTTATGAAAATGTAATAGAAGTAATAGGATTTACTGATTCTATTACTGGTGAAACTACTAATTGTTTTTACAATAAAGACTTTAGGTGGGGTATAGATGGTGTGACATATTCTGATTGGATTCCACTTACTGATGCAAATTTACAAGCTTTAGTATTAAATCCTAAAAATAAATTTTGGATTCAATATAGATACACTCAAGTTGGTGATTGTACTTTAACATTTAATTCTATTGCATTAGAAATTGTAACTGATGGTGGTATAATTTGTAAAATACCTCAAATTGATTGTGGTGGTGTAGACGGTTGTTCTGGCGCATTAAATTTAGCATTTGACTGTTGTGGTGGTGGATGGAATCCTTATGATATTTCTAGAGCAGGGCAAGTATATACTCAATTATCTGCAATGACAAATAACTTATTTGGTATATGTGTAGATTATTATAAGACAAAAGCAGATCAAAGAAGTAGGGATGTTATCCTAAAAGAATATTCTTTATTTGATGTTATTAAGGAGGCTGAAATTAAAATCATGGTTCCTGATAATGAATTACCTACTCGAGATATAAACTTTAATCCATTAATGATGGATTTTCCAGTTCAATTTGAAATTCATATTGTAAAATCTGCATTTGAAGCAGCATTTGGTATTGGTGCAAAACCGCAAATGAGAGACTATTTATATTTTAAACAATTTATGAATAGAATGTATGAGGTTGATGCTGTTGCACAATCTGATGATTTTATGTATACTGGTTCTTATTGGAGAGTTAGTCTTGTAACATACCAACAAAGAACTAATGTAGGTTTTGAAAATACTATAGAAGGTAATTCTGCTGAAGCATCTACTGAAGCATTAGTTTCTAATGTAGAAGAAAAGTTCAGAGTTGAAAGAGAAAATGAATTTAAAGATGTTAGAAAACCTAATGAATATAACACAATAGGAACTCAAGCTAATGATTATGTAAGAAGAGCACTGAATAAAAAGATGACTATTACAGAAGAAAATGTTTACAATCAGTGGACAATTATTTCTAAATATCATTATGCATTAGGAACTTTAGCTGATAGAACAATCGCTGCTAAATATAGATATAAAGAAGGGTGGGCTAATACTCAAGATAGAGCATTTACATTTTGGTTCAGGCCACAATATATTAAACCCATACAAAAAAATATTTTAATAACATCAATAGTAGATAATAACGGCTATCCTGAATTAACTACACCAGGATTACCAGTATCACCAACGAGTGATATTATAATTGCAGGTGATTGGATTGCTATAAGAGGAACCAATTCTTATAATGGAATTCAAAGAGTAAAAGAAGTTATAGGTAGTAAGATAATATTAGAAGTACCTTATATAGATAATGTTATTACTCCTACTGCTAAATTCAATAAGGAAGTTAGTAATAGTTTTTTACAGTATGCAGCAGATGTACCTAATGCACCGGCTCCTCTAGTAGAATTTATCTACACTACAAATTGGTTTATAATCAAATTAAATAATGTTTATTATAAATATAATTTAAGTAAAAAATCCATTAGTCTTATAAAAGGTAAATGGTATGCGGCAGTAATTAATTTAAATAACTTAGCTAAGCAATTATCACTATTCCTTTATAATACTGTTGAAGTTGCTGGNGCAGTTAATCCTGAAAGAACAGCTGACTTAACAAATATTTATGTTAATACACAAACAATTCCAGCCACTTCCATAGATAATGATCATACTTGGAAATTATTAGGTTGCCAAACAGATCTAACTAATATAAGAATTTGGAGCCAACCTATAGAAGAAGAATTGCAAGAATTAATACTTAGTCAATATGTTGTAAAGGATTCTCACTTAGCTTTATTATTAGATAATGCTTCACCTGAATTATTACTTCCAACCGTTACTAACCCAAGATAACTTGGAATATATATTATAAATTTAGTTATAATGAAAGACGAATCGAAAAATAAATTTCGTGATAGTTTAGGAGATCTCTTAAATGATTTACCAGATGAAGTAGAAGGATTAAGCAATAACTCTGAAGAATTACAACCAGTAAGAGTTGATAGCGGGCAAGCTACTGCATTAGTTAAAGCTAAGAATAAAGCTGAAAAGGTAATGAATAGTTTATTGACTTTTTATTTAAGTGAAGAAATTATTGCAGAGCATGAATACATTAGAGCTAAAGCTCAATTAGATGAATCTGCATTATCTATGTTAATAAGACAAATGCAAAATAGTGAAACGGCTATTACCTTATTAATGGAAACAATACATGAAGGTGATGTATCACCAAGAATGTTTGAAGTATTAAGTGATTTGCAAAGAACTCTTTTAGATATTATTAAAAGCCAAACAATGTACATGGTGGCAATAGAAGAGAATGCTAAAAAAATATCTCGGGATGTAGATGTTTATCATAGTACAGAAAGTTCAACTTCCAATAAACAAAGTGGTATTAAATCTAGAGGTACAAAAGATTTAATGAGAGCTTTACAAGATACAATTAAAGAAGAAGATATAGAAGACGTCGATGGAAATGAAAATGAAGAATAATTACTTATTAATCCAAGAGGTTAAGCAAGTAGAACAAAAAACAGAATCAGGAATTATAATACCTGCTGAAAAATTTAATCGTAGAGCAAGAGTCATTAATCCAGGTGATAGCGATGTATTAAAGAAAGGCGATATAATTTTTAAAAATATGGGCAAGGGAACAATATTAACTTTAGATGATACAGAATTTGAAGTAATACATAAAAGCCAATTAATTGCCGTAATAGAAAACGATGCCTAAACCACAAGCAGAATCAGCAGGATTTGAATTTAAGATATCGAAAGGTGCTGAGTCTTTTGCATGGACTAGTCATAAGGTTGAGCAATTAATGCTGGCTATTGATGAAGGGTATAAACCAAAGTCTACTCCTTTCTATGAAGGAAATCCTAATTTAAGAAAAGGTAATATTGTATTTAATTATACCGACGAAGAAATAAGAGAAATTAAAAAGTGTGCAAAGGATATTGTTTATTTTGCAAATACCTATTGTACTGTAATGACTGATGAAGGTTTACAAACAATTGAATTAAGACCTTATCAAGAAAATATGTTAAGGCAATTTCAAGCTGAAAGATTTAATATATGCTTGGCAAGTAGGCAAGTTGGAAAAACTATATGTTCTTCAATTTTTATTGCTTGGTATTCTGTATTTAATTTTGATAAAAATTCACTAATACTTTCAAATAAAGGTGCTACAACAAGAGAAATTATTGATAAAGGTAAAACTATATTAGAACACCTACCTTTCTTTATCAAGCCCGGTACTCTTAAATGGGATGTATTTAATTCTAAGTTTGATAATGGTTGTAGAATTATAGGGCAGACAACAACTAAGAAAGCAGCAATTGGTTTTACTATTCACCTATTATTTATGGATGAGTTTGCTCATATACCTGCAAACTTTGTAAATACATTTTATGAAAATGTTTATCCAACAGTATCAGCATCTAGTAATTCAAAAGTTATAATAACTAGTACACCTAATGGTTTTAATAAATTCTATGATATCTATACAGCAGCCGATAAAGGATTAAGTGAATATACACCATTCCGAGTTGATTGGTGGGATGTACCAGGAAGGGACGATGCATGGATGAAACAAGAAGTTGCTAACTTAGGAAGTGATGAGGCATTTAATAGACAATATGGAAATCAATTTATAGCAAGTTCTTCACTATTACTAAGTGCAGCTAGTCTTAAAAAATTAACACAAGGCCAAATAGAATTTGAACATAAAGAAATACCTGAATTTGATGATGCTGAAATTGATTACTCTGGTTTATTATGGCAACCTAATTTTAATCTAGATGAGATAGAAGAAGATTATAATTATTGGGTATTCTCTGTTGATATAGCAGAAGGCACAGGTGGTGATTATTCTGTCATTAATATTTTTCAATTACAAATGTTAGATGAAAAAGACTGGAAATCTGTAACAACACCTGGGAGTTTTGTTGACTTCTTTGGTATAAGGCAAGTTGGTAGGTTTAGAAGCAATTCTCATACCATAGAAGAATTTGCAAAAACACTATACATTTTAGCATTTGATTTATTTCACTCAGAAAATGTAAAATTAATTATAGAATGGAATATGTTTGGTGGAGAATTAATAAAAAGAATGGAAACTGTATTTCCACAGAGAAATGAATTTGATGAAGAAAGTGTTGTTAAATTTAAACATAGAGTTGATGCCAAAACAAAACAATTTGGTCTTAAAGTAAAAAAAGATAATAAACCTATTTTCTGTCAAAACTTTAAAAAATATATTTCTCAAAATAAAATTAGCATTTATGATAAAGATACTGTAAAAGAATCATCAACCTTTGGTAAACTCCCAAATGGATCATATGCAGGCCAATTAGGCAATGATGATTTAATTATGACTTGTATAAATAGTTCGGAGTTCTTTACAACTTTAGATTTTTCTGATTTTGTCGAAGAGATTTATGATGAGATAGATCCTTCAATTCAAAATAAGATAGAAGAAATTTTAGAAAAAGATTCTAAGGGTGGGAATCTAAATTTTGATATCTATGACTTAGTATAAAAAGTAGTTACTTGGTAGATATATAAAAAAACTAATAAACAAAAAAAATATAATACAAGATGGCACTAGATCCAAAAATCGCTTCTCTTAAGGCTGCAGGAACATACAGATTTGAATTTGACAAAAGTCAAGTTGTTAGTATACCTGCAAATCAAACACGACTTGTAGTCGGTTTTTCTAAGACAGGCCCGTTTAATACACCCGTCTTCATTCCCGATACTGCTTTCTTTAAGCAAGTATATGGTGATATAGATAGAAATTTAGAAAGAAAAGATTCTTATTTTCATAGAAGCTGCTTAACTGCTTTAGAAAGAGGTCCTATTCTTGCACTTAATTTACTTAACTTAGATGCAACTGATAAAGTTAATGCAATGAGATATTCAACTGCATCTACTCTTGATACTTCTCAAAAGAATGCCGGCGCACTATATGAATACCAAAAATTTTATAATAGAGATAAATTTTGGTTTCCATCAACATCAGATTTTCTAACTAATGTTGGAGCAGATGAAGATGCGTTAACACCTACAACTGTTAATGACTTTTTAGATATTACTAATTTAGGCCAAAACCCTGTATCAATAATTGCTAAAAAATCTGCATTAACAAATGTTTTACCTTTTCAAGTAACTGTTGAAGAATGGTATGGTGCTGCAAATGTACCAGGTTTCTTAAATAAAGATAGTTTAATAGCTGACTTCTTTGTAGATATCTTTGTAATTGAAGGAAACTTTGGTGGAGATTTTAGTACAACTACTCCTTATTCAAGATTTAATGCAGATCCAACATTCCAACAGTATTTTGATCCAACACAAGGATTAAAAAGAAAAAAGTTTCAATCAGATAGTACTGATACATTATTACAGGAATTTTTTAATGAAACAGAAGTAACATTGCAAGCAACTTATACTGCATGTTTAATTCCAGATTTCGTAGATCTATTAGGTAATAATCTTTTCGTTGAAAAAGTTGTTAATGCTGATACTGCATCTACTGGTGTATTTGTTACTGTAAATGAAGATTTATTCAGTGGAGATATTTTAATTGACGGTGTTCAAGGTGGTATTGATATGATTGGCCATAATATTGAATATTTACAAGCTAATTCAATACAAGACGATGTTAACTTCTTATCATACAGTGGATCAATTGTTTCTGATTTAAATTATTGTAGAAATATCGAGCCAGGAACTTTAGTTCAAAATTCTACAAGTACAATTACAAAAGCTAATGCAACTCTATCCACGGATATTCAGTTACAGATAGTTAATTCTAATTCAACTAAAGATGCATTATGGAATGCTTTTGATAGTATGACTGCAAATACAACATCAGTTGTAGGAACATTTATATTAGGTGCTGTAAATGGAGAATACATTCCAGTAATATCAAAACAAACCGTAGGTAATACTATAACTGTATTATTATCTGGAGAAGGTACTACTACATTAGCTGACTTTAGTATAGCAGCAGATGCTAGTTATACATATATTAATGAAGCTGACTTTAATTTTGTAGCAGATGAATTTAGTCCAATTAATGGAACTCCTGCTGGAATTATCGGTTCTTACGGATCAACTTTACAAACTCAATTTGCCAACGGTACATTAACCGATGGTGATGAAGCTGTTTATAAATTAGGTGGAATTGAATATACTTCTTATTTAGTAATGAATGCTATAGAATATGGATGGATTCATACAACTAATACAGGAAGAGTAAAAATCTCGGATCCTGCTTATAATTTACCAGCAGTAAGAATTACTCCTTACCAAGAAGATGGTTATGTAAATTTAACACCACATAGTGAATTTACATTAAATGGTGCAGGTTTCTTTATGAAATCAGATCAAACTTTAGCAGCTGCTAATTGTTTAAATGTACAAACTTTAAAAGGTTCACTTAACTTAACTATTGATATTATAGGAGATTCAATTAATGAACCAACATTAAAACCAAATGAAATCTTAATTGCAACAACTTCACCAGAAGCTGCTGATGTAATTGTAGGAAATTATTTTGTTCATGATGAAGGTGCTGTTAGTGGTCATTCAAGGTTAACAAGAATTAATAGTGTAGTAGGTGGAGTAACTGCATCTCAATATTCTGTCATTCCTGCAAGTACAACTGCAATGTTAGTAACGTGTCAATCAGAAATTAATATAGATACTGTAGGTGCTGTTAAAAAAGCAGAGCTATATTATCCAATTGATTCTTGGGTTGATTATTTAAATGTCTTTGAATTACCTGGATTTAAATTATTACCAAAACATGTACCTAATGGAAGTGAAGCTCAACAAGCAAAAGTATTAAGTCCAATATTAGGCGGAACTAATTTATTTAAAGCTTTAACTGATAGAGAAACAATAAACTTCCGATATGTAGTAGATACATTTGGTAATGGTATAGAAGCAAATTCTAAAGCCATCTATACTAATCTATGTATGGAAAGAAAAAATGCATTTGCATTAATTAATGCCCCATCGGCTAAAGACTTTAAGAAAAGTTCAGATCCAAGCTTCTCTGATGCAACGGGTGGTTTATCTTCTAAGTTTATATCTGAAGGTGGAAACCTTGCATTAAATCCAACAATTAGATATTCTTTACCTTCTGCAACTAGCGGTGGTTCATTCGGTGGATTCTTCTATCCTTATATTACTGTTAGAGATTTAGGAAAGAACATTAATGTTCCTCCTGCAGCAAATGTATCTAATAACTTTATTTTAAAATACGAAAACGCATTGCCTTGGTCAATTGTAGCCGGCGTAAGACGTGGAGTAATAGGAGGTAATGGTGTTGTAGGTTTAGAAATTAACTTAGATAAAGATGATCGTTACTACTTAGAACCATTTGGATTAAATCCAATTGTATTCCAAAGTGGAACAGGACCAACTATCTTTGCCAATAAAACGGCACAGCAAGTTCCAAAATCTGCTTTAAGTTCAATTAATGTTAGAGAAGTTGTAATTTACATACAAGATGGTATTGATGCAATACTTAAAAATTACTTATTTGAATTTAATACTGCTCAGACTAGATTAGAAATTAAAACATTAGCTGATAACTTCTTATCAACGGTTCAAAATGATGATGGTGTTTATGATTATAGAAATATAATGGATGAAACAAATAACACACCAGAAGTCATTGATCAAAATGTAGGTATCTTAGATACATATATTGAACCAGTAAGAGGAATGGAAATTCTTGTACAAAGAACTACTATTTTAAGAACAGGTGCAATTAGTACAGGAAACTTCCAATAAGAAGATAAAGAAGACGAATATATAAAAAAACAAATAAAATATGCCACTACCACATTATACCCAATCAAGGGCCAGTAGCCAAAGGTACGAACCTATTCAGCCTAACCTTTTTGAGGTGACTATATTTTCACCATTAGGAGATGATACGGGTTTGATCTTAGAGCAAGTAAAATCTATTGGAGGATTAAATAACTTAAATCCATCAATTGATGCTATAAATCAAAAATATAAGTTTGCTGATAGATCTTATGCAGGTATGCCAGCTCAAACGTTTGTTGATTTAACACTTAACTTTACTCTTAATTTAAATGAAGCTAACGAAAACTACATTTACAATACTTTCCGTAATTGGAATAATATAATCTATGATCCATTAACTGGAGAAATGGGATTAAAAAATGATTATGTAGGAAGTATGATTGTAGTTCAATATAACAGAGCAGGAGATATCTTTAGAAAGATTACATTGAAAGATGTATTCCCAACAGGACAACCTGATTTTGTAGATGAATTGAATTATGAAACTCAAGATGCAGCTGAGTTAACAATGACTTATCGTTGTGATCACTGGATTGAGGAGAACGTAGGAGCATAAATTTAATATAAAACTGGGAATATTAATGTATTCCCAGTTTTTTTGCCTTCTCTCTAATATATAATATAAAATATATAATATAGAAATGATAATCTATAAGCTACAACAACAAAAAACAAATAAAGTATACGTAGGATATTCTGTAAATGATAACCCTAATAACTTTGGAACAGGAAAATATATCAAAAGAGCAGTAAAAGATTTTGGTACAAAGGCTTTCTCTAGAGAAGTTATGGAAGTTTTTGAAAATGATGAATCTCTGAGCGATGTATTAAAAAGAGTTGAATATTGGATTAATAAATTTAAATCTGATAATCCTAAATATGGTTTTAATGAAACTGTACAAGAGCTTATTCCTCATAGGAAAAGACTTACTAAAAAACTACAAGTTTTATTAACNCCTGAAGATGAGGAAAGTTTAAATACAATAATTATTCAAAAGTCAATGGAGCGTAGTACAAAACCTGTTGCAATTTCAAGATATGTTAGACAATTAATAGTAGAGCATATAGTTGATGAAACCAAACCAGAAAAACAATTAATAAAAAATAAGTAAATAATGTCAAACGAGCACGAAGAAAATATTAAAAAGGAATTTGCTAAGGCAGAAGGTATTTCTGTTGAGGCAACTGAAACTCCTACTGAAGTTGTGAAAGACTTAGGTAAAGTCGAAACAAAAGTACAAAAAAATATTGTAACATCTGATGATCCTGAAATTCAAAGAATACAGGCATTAACAGGTTATACTAAATTAAATTTAAATGCATTCCCATCAAAAGGTAAATTTTATAGAGAAGATTTTGAAATTCATATTAGGCCTGCAAGAGTACAAGAAATTAGAGCCTATTCTACTATAGATGAAGAAAACCTAAAAGAAGTAGATGAAGGTTTAAATAACATTATAGTAGGTTGTTGTAAAGTACAATATGGTAACCAAAGAGGTTCATATAAAGATGTTCTAGAAGAAGATAGAATCTTTTTGATATTATCTATTAGAGAATTAACATTTAAAACAGGCGAGCAAGTTTTAAATATGCCTATTGGTAAAAAATCATGTAAAACTTCTACATGTTCAGTTCAAGATAGTGAAGAACTAAAAACAAGTAATTTACAGTTTAATAATATACCAGAAACAATTGAGAAATATTATGACCCAGTTGAAAAATGTTATTCTATAACTACTAAGTCTTATGGTGTTATTAAAATGGCTCCACCTACTATTGGTGTAATGCGAGCAATAACTGATTACATTCGTGAAAAGGAAGAGGCTGGTCAACATTGGGATAAATCATCCCTTTCAGCTTTACCTTATTTACAAAGAGAATGGAGAGGATGGAACCAAAAAGATATTTTTTCTATGATCACGTCATTCCAAGGTTGGGATACAACAAAATATTCTATAGTCTACAGATTAGCTGAAGATATGAAAATCGGTGTGAAACCGGAGATGGTATTCCCATGTCAAAGCTGCGGTGAGGAGGTCACCGTTCCGCTCACGTTTCCCGGCGGTATCAAAGCTCTCTTCATTGTTTCAGATATCTCTTCTGAACTTCTTTAAAGTTAGAGTATTATTATTAGAAAAGTTGCATCTCCAGCCTACAGAGCTGGATTTGCTTCCTTACTATGAATATGAATATACGTTGGAAATTTATAATGATTTATTGAATGATCGCAATAAGCAAGAGCAACAGAATACTCAAGCAGAGCGCGATAAATACAATATGGATGGAATGCAAAAAAGTATTTCTAAAGGAATGAGCAATATGAAAGCCCCTTCTCTTCCAAAAATGAGTTTACCTAAACTATAAAAATATTTTATAAATGGCTGCTGTAACTTTAAGAGATTTAATGGATCCTTTATCAAAGATTCAAGTTGCAACCGAATCTTCTGCCACCCAATTAGCTGAGATAGTTACTGCTGTCACAACAACCGGTAAAGTAGGAGAAGGTGTACAGAGTGCAATGCTTTCTCAAATGCAAGTACAGACTGCTCTGCTTAAAGATACAAATTCAAAATTTGCTGAGTTAGTAGGCGGTAATAAAAAATCTGATAAATTAGGGAAGGGTGGAGAAGCACTTAAAATATTAGGGGCAGGAACATTTACTTTATCCAAAGGGCTGCTAGCATTTACACTTGTACCTGAGAAGACTGTAGAATTATTTGAAAGATTTCTAATAGTTTCTCTTGCCGCATTAGAAAAAACAGATGTTAAGAAGGTTGAAAAAGGTACTGAAGCATTAGTATTAATGGGGACTAACTTATTAGATTTTGCTAAAAACATGGCAAAAGCAGCATTATTATTAATACCTGCCGCATTAGGAATACCATTAATTTATGCAACTACTTTAACCCTAGTTCCTATATTTATGTTATTAGGTAAACAATCAAGACTGATACGTAGAGGTTCTAGATCCCTGCGTAGGATGGGGCGCGGTTTAAGAGTGTTTGGGGTAGGATTGGCTGCATTTGCATTATCAACATTATTTATTTTAGCTGTACCTGCATTAATTCCAGCAATGGTAATAACATTAGTAGCGCTAGGTGGTGCAACTGCTCTTCTAGGCTCAAGATTATTTTCTAGGGCTATTAGAAAAGGTTCACTTAATCTGGCATTAATGGGTATAGGGTTAGCAGTGTTCGGTGTTTCTTATGCAATTTTTGCTTCTGCATTTCCGAAAGAAGTAACAATGGCGGATGTTTTAGTCCAGGTTGCTGTAATTGGATTAATTGGTGCTGCTGTAGTAGTTTTAGGTTTTGTATTTTCTCAAGTTTTATTAGGATCCCTTGGTTTAGCTGCTATTGGTGGTGCTCTGATTGTTTTTAATTTAGGATTTGTTAAATTTGCAAAAGCAACAAAAGGTCTTAAATTAATAGATGCAGCCGTTATGGGTGCAGCAATACTAGCAGTAGCCGCCGCAACAGCCGTTGTTGGTATGGCACTTCCTATGGTTGCATTAGGCGCAGTAGGTTTAGGTGTAATGGGTCTAGGTTTAGCATTGTTTAATATTGGTTATGTAACATTCGCGGCAGCCACCAGAGGCTTAACTTTTGATGATGTAGCAAAGCAACTAATTATATTAGGTGGTATTGGTACGGTGATGGCACTATCAGGGGTTGCATTAGGTTTTACAGCTGGGACAGGATTTTTAGGACCGTTATTCTTTATAGCAGCTGGCGAGGCTTTATCTCAGCTGGCTGACGGTTTACAAGACTTCAATGATGTGGAGATGGATGATACCAAGGCGGACAATCTCAAAGATACTTTAAGCGTAGTAGCAGCTGCATTTTCAGGAACTAGCGATTCCAATGGACCTTTAGGATTCTTTAAAGGTTTATTAGGTAGGATTGGACAATCCGGTAGTGGTGCTGTTGCCTCTGGTATGTACATAGCTGCAGCAACTGCGATGAAAGAGTTAGCTTTAGGACTTAATGCAATGTATCCTTATATAAGTGGTGACAAAGCAGTAGATGGAGAAAAACTTGGAAAAGTTCTTGGCGCAATTGTTACTGGATTCTCTATGACTGAAGAAGATGCGGATGCAGTAGAAAATGGCATTGATGCAGTAAAAGGTGCTGGTCAAGAAATAATGAATATAGCAAAAGGTTTATTAGACTTTGATAAAATCATCAGTACCGGCAGCGGAGTTGATGTGATTGCTGATAAAGTTGAAAAGGTTATTACAATGGTTGG